TCATGATTTGTTCGGCAAGATGGGAGAACATGTTCACATCGATATTGATCTCCATTGCGAATACGGGAAGCACATTTTCATCGGTGATCAGGTTATCATCAACATGAACTGTACGTTTGTAGACAACAATATCATCGAGATAGGCGATAATGTGTTGATAGCATCCAATGTACAGATATACACAGCCACCCACTCTACCAAATTGCATGAAAGAGTCGTGGCGGATTGGGAAGCAGGAGAAGGTATTTGCAAAACCTATGCACTCCCCGTGAGAATAAATGATGGAGCGTGGATTGGTGGTGGTGCGATAATCCTACCGGGAGTGACAATTGGGAAAAACAGTGTCATAGGTGCCGGCAGTATAGTAACCCACTCTATTCCTGATAATTGCGTAGCTGTGGGAAATCCTTGCAGGGTGATTAAACAAATTGATAATGAAGTAGTTTAACAGAACTATCACAATGTATCATTGATCTGTATTCCTCAAAGTATTTAAGCTATACTTTGAGGAATATTTTTTTGTGAAGACCTGATTTTAGAATCATTTCAACGCCTTACCATCCGAAAAAGCCTTACCCACCTTTTCGCCCACCTTCAGATAGTCGTTGTTAAACGGATCGAAGATGATGGGAGCTACTTTGGAAGCATCTACTTTTCCATTTTCATCAAGTACACGCTCGTCTACACTTACATTTACGATCTCTCCACGCAAGATGCAGGTTTCGGGATTGTAATCTTTCAGTTTGCACTCCACCGCTACGGACAGTTCGTCAATCAGCGGGGCGTCCACGAACTCCGAACGGGTGGCATGGAAACCTGCACGGGCGAATTTGTCCGTTACCTTATTGCCGGAAACGATACCTACGTAATCGCAGGCAACAACTTGCCCCACTTCTGCCATACTTACTGTAAATGCTTTGCGTTTCAGGATATTCGCAGTGGTCTTGTGTCCTTCGCTGATGCAAATACTGATCTCTTTCATTTCACTGATACCGCCCCAAGCCGCATTCATAGCGTTTGGGAGTCCATTTTCATCATAAGCAGCGATGATAAACACCGGCTGCGGATAGGAAAAGGGTTTTGCTCCGTAATTCTTTCTCATACTAATTTATTTTTTAGTCCATTGTTTAATGTCTTCTTTGGTTGCACCGTTCAGCAGTTTGCCTTTCTGCCACTTCAGATTGGAATAAGTTTTCTGCAACTCTTTTTCGGAATTGGAGATACTGCTTCCGCCCGACGTGGCAAACAGAATCACTGTCTTACCTGAAAAATCACCACTTTCTATAAAAG